TTAGCTTCACGAGACTTCTGCTCCATCTCGTCCATCTTGGTCCAGATAGCGTTCTGACGCTCCTGAATCTGAGTCTTTGTCATTTTTGCCATGATAAAAACGTTTTTATTGGTTAATAAATAAGTGATTCGATTTCCTCTGCGGTGCGCAGACGGTGGGCACGCAAGCGCATAGCCTGCTGTTCGCGGAAACGCTGCTCCTGCTCTTCCAGTTCGCGGGCTTCCTGCTCTTCTTTCTCGCGCTGCTCGCGGGCTTCCTTCTCAGCGTTGGTCTCGCCGCCGTTGGCTTCGCGCTCCTTGGCTTCACGAGCCTCACGCTCTGCTTTCTCAGCATTGGTCTCGCCACCGTTTGCCTCACGCTCTTTGGCTTCGCGTGCCTTCTTTTCTTCCTCAGTCTCCTGATGCTGCTCGCGCTTCAGCTGCTCTTCAATCGCCTTGTCGATAGCCTCCGATGCCTCACGCAGTCCGACGTTGGTCTGCTCGTAGGCAGGATGGGTGACAATGGCGACATCATAGAGGCCGGTGATTTTCTTCACGTGGCGCAGCCATACCTCCTTGCCGTCCTCGATGTCGTTGGTCTTCTCGTAGCTCACGCCGTTCTCCGAGTCCTCGTAGTCGTCCTCGAAAGCGAACGACATGCCGGTGATGTCGCCGCGCTTCATCAGCTCCAGCGCATCGTTGGCGTTGTTGGTCTTGGGCAGGTCGCAGCGGCAGTCGATGCCGTCGCCACGGAGTTCAAGGGATAGGGTGTCCTTGTCGGAGTTGCGGAAACGTCCGAGCACGTCGGGCACCATGTTCGAGTGGTTAAGATTCAGGATCACGTCGGACTTCGCCAGAAGTTCACGGCTGATGCAGCCAGGCTCCAGAATCTCATACACCTTGCGTGTGGAGCTCCAGGGTGTGAGGTTGACCGAGCGCACGCCGAAGACTATCGGACGGCCCTCAATCTCGCGGCTCTCCTGCTGCCCCTCCTGCGGCTCGCGCAGTTGCAGGCCGCAGTCATTGGTTGGGATGAATCTTGTCTGTTTCATATCTTAATCGTTGAGTGATTACTTCTTACTATTCGTGCGCTTTGTGGTCTTGGGTTTACTTTCCGTTTCCCAGAGTGCGCGATGCTGTGTCAGCCATTCGGCCTGACCTTTCAGGGTCTTGTAGGATGCGCCGCCCAGGTGCTCCACCATCGGGCGAATGTCCACGTGCAAGCCTTTCAGTCGTGGACGGTGTGCCAGCACGTCTTCGAGCAGCGATGCGCCGGTGTCGTACCAGTTGCGGCGGTCGTTCTCGTCGGGGTGCAGCATCCACGAGCGGTCGGGGTCGAAGTAGCGCACACCCTCTGCCTTGAACTTCGGCACGTTGAGATAGCACAGCATGGGCAGGATGCGACCCATGCCGAACTTGTTGCCCCGCTGCTGACGCTGGACGTAGGCCGTAAAGGAATATTCCTCGCGCCACATCTGACGGATGTCGGCCTTGATCAGCACGTCACTCTCTACCAGCAGGAAGCCATCGGGCAGCAGGTCGAAGAGCTTGTCAACGGTCATCATGTGGCAGTCTGAGCCCCAGCCGTTGACAGCGGCATGAGCCTGCGTCTTGTTGGGGAATGCGGCCAGCGTGCTCTCGAAGTCTATCACCTGGCCTTTCGTGTTGTCGATGACCTTCACGCCCTTCATCCGTCGGGTGAACGGGTGCGCATCGATGGTCCTTTCGGGCATACCCTCGCCAGCGGGCCACGTCACCTCGCGGCTATTGTCGAACACCACCACGGGCCAGTCGCAGCCGTGCTTCCTGATACTCAGGATGCAAGCCTCGGTCAGTTCGGGCGTGTTGAAGTGGATGATGGCTATTGTCTGTTTCATACGCTATTCGCTTGGATTAGTACCTTGGGTTTACTGCGCGATGCAGATGCTTTTCGCGCTTCTTTCGTTGCTGTTGAATCTCGCGCTCCAGAGCGTCGATTTCCTCTTTTGTCGGGTTGGGTGTCATTGGATGTCAATTTTTAATCATTCGTGAACAACTTTAGAATTGTTCGGTAACAGTTTCGGAATTGTTCGTGAACAACCTATTTTTCGCCTGCTGGCGGTTCCTCGCCTCCTACGGTGTAGTTCCCCGGCTTCAGCTGCTGGGCAGCGTCGGCTTTCGCCATCAGAGCCTTCAGCGTCATGAGGTTGGCACTGGCCATCGGCTCGTCGCCATTCTCCACACTCGGCAGATCATGCTCGGCACGCACCTCGTTAAACGTCCATCCATTCTGCAAATGATACTGGTCAATCTTCGCCTGCGTCTCCTTATCCATGCGGAGCAGGGGCTGCTCGCACAGGTGGAAGCGGTGCTGGCCGTAGTCGTAGATGCTCAGCAACTTGCGGAAGCATTCGGCCTCCATCTCGGCACCGTCGGGGGCAATGGTGCGCGAAAGATACTCCATCGTGGCGTTGGTGTAGGTGGTGTAGTGCGAGTTGGTGTCCATCATCAGCAGCGGACGCGGGGTGGCGAAAAACCTGCTAACGTCGTCCTGAGAAATGCCCAGCAACTCAATCATCTGCATGTCCTGCGCACTGAGGCTGAGGTTCTGAAACGACTCAAGGCCGTGCATACTCACGATGTCCTCGCCCGAATAGAACTTGCGCTGCATCTCCTTCGCCGTGTTGTTCACCTGGTCGGGATTCAGCAGTCCGTAGGCGAGTGTGCCCACGCCCTGCGTCGGCTGTTTTTCGCTGATGATACCCTTGATGCGTCCGCCCTTCGCCGCTGTTTCGAGTGCCAACTGGCCCTCGGTCTTGATCAGACTCAGCGTGTCGATGGCGAACTTCAGCGTGGAGATACCCCAGAAGCCGTTGCGCTCGCGGTAGGTGTTGGGGAAGTGCAGTACGTCGCTCATCGGCACGATGCGGTTCTTAATCAGTCCGCGCTCGCCCATGTAGGTGATGGTGTAGGTGTTGGTGCCGAGGTTGTAACCGCCGCACTCTGCCAGCCACAGGCGCACGGGCTCATCCAGTTCGTCGCGCTCGATGTAGATGAAGCCGTTGCCCAGCATCAGGCGGTTCACCGTCACCTGCTCCCACATCGACTGTGCCGACATCATGGGATTGGGCTCCACCTGCAACAGGTAGTTCAACCGTGTGCCGAACGACACGTTGCCGCCTCGCGGCTTCTGTACGTCCAGCGTGAAGTTGCCGCCCTCGCGGTTGCGCACCTGGTACTGCATCTGCATCTGTCCGATGGTCTTGGCCCTCAGTTCCACGGCACGATAGACCGCCGACACGGTGAGAGCCACACGCGGATGACCGGCATAGACGATGCGCTCCTCGAACGAGCCGCCACCGTCCTGCTGCTTCTGCTGCTGGTTGGTCGGGTGGTTCGGGTCGGTCGTTGGCGGTATGCCCGCCTTCGCCTGGTCAGCAGGCGACAGCGATGCCTCGCGCTTGTGTCGGCCAAAAATATTACTTCCGAATAATTCCATAGTTATCTCGTTTTTCTTTTCGGGCGGTTTGTTGTCACGGGGTTACTTCCTCGTGGGCAGCCATGACGATATGCCCATCAGAAGTGCGGATGTAGTGGTTGTCGGCCGTGACGATGTAACGCAGGTCGATGAGCATGTTCTTCTTGCCGGTGAACGTCACCTGGTACGTAGTCCGCTGGCGGTTCTGTGCCGTTATCTGTACGTCGCTGATGATGGCCTCGCCTGCCAGCAGGTTGTCGCCCTGCTCGCGGTTCTTCTCGCCCGAAGCGGTGCTCAGCTGAAGCTGTACGTCAGAGCCTACGAGCCCTGTCAATTCGGCTGCGCCGATGGCGTCTAGCTCGTCGTCGTCGACGACGACCGCATTGGCCGTCACACTCCAGTTCAGGCTGGCCACCACGTTGCCCACGAAGTCGCTGTCGTCGTCTTTCGTAGAGCGCTGACGGGTGGTCAGCTGCACCTGTAGCGAGCATTCGAGGGCAGCAGCAATAGCACGGCTGCCGACGAACACTCTGAGGTTTTGTCCTTTTACTATAGCCATGATTTTTCCTCCTTTCTTTTATTCGGTCACGGGCTGCAAGGCTTCGGCATAGGGCGTCCAGTCGAAGTTGTCCTTCTCGTTCCAGCCCTCGGCCAGGCACTGCTGCTTCCACTGCGTGCAAGCCTCGTTGAATGCCTTCAGCGCGGTCTTCGTCTCGAACGTCTCGTAGATGGGTGTGCCGTCTTCCTGTTCACCGATTTTCAGCGTGGCGGGCACGACGGCCTGCGAGAAGTTCAGCTGGTTCTCTTCCGAGAGCCAAACGGGTTTGTCGTTCCACACGAAGCCTCCGATAATCTTTTCCTTCACGCGGGCGTTGATGTCGGCAATGATGGCGGCCTTCACCTGCTCGAGCGATGGTTTGCCCTGCTTCTTGTAGAAGTCCAGCTGACGCCACTCGGCACTTTCTCCGTCTTCCTTTACGCTGATTCCGTACATGATGACCACGCGGCTCTGGTCCTCTGATACTGGAGCGTAGTCGCTCACGCTGCCGCAATACTTGTTGTTCATGATTCTTGCTTGTTAGTTGGTGAAACAATAATTATCTAACAAGCGAGGGAAATATGGTTTGGGGTTTACTATCAAATGGAGAAACCACAAATCATGCTGCATTGATGATGTCGCCATCCATCTCATCAAACAGATGGTGGCGGATATTGAATGATGATGAGTGCGACAGCACACCCAGATAAGAGTTGATGCTGGCTTCTGCGTGCTCGATGTCGCGCAGGTCGATGGTCTTCACGTTCTGCTCGATGCGTGCCAGTGTCTTGTTCGAGATATAGTCGCGGTAGGGTTTGACGAACGCGCCCAGGAACTCTACACCCTGACTGACTTCGCGGACGTGGAGTTTCCCCATGTGTAGTTGTAAGCCTAATTCGTCGGCAAGGAACTCGCGCACCTTGGGCACTTGTTCCAACAGCCACTCGCGGCAGGCATCCACCATTGTCGAGTCGTCAACATACCGCCCGTAATAGTGGCAGAGGATGATGCGCTTCACCCATGGGTCGAAAGGATTCATATAGACGTTTGAGAACAGTTGCGAGGTGAGATTGCCGATGGGCAGTGCCAGTCCCTTCTCGGCATAGCGCATACACTTGGCGCGGTCCATACCAAGCCAGTCACTCTCGTCGCCCACGATGATGCAGTTCTCCATCGGGTCGAGCATGACGATTTGCTCGGTGAGCCACAGGATGAAGCGCATGTCGCGGATGTCGCGCCAACGGGTTGCAGGTGTCAGCAGCACGCCTGAAGGTATGGGTATTTCGTCGGTCATGCCTACCTTGTGCGTGGCCATCTTCTGAAGCGACTCTGTGGCTATCGTCAGCAGCTTTGCACGGTTGATGTGCATGAAGTAACCACGGATATCGAGGTTCATGGCATAGCAGGGTTGCGACCAGTTGAGCGAAGCCTGCCGGATGTGTTGGCGCAATCGGCTGACACCATAGTGAGTGCCGCGACCTTCGATGCACGAATACGAGTCGGCAATGAAGGTGCGCTCAAACATCTGGTGGGTGTAGCGGAAATACAGGTGATGCACAATGCGGTCACGGAACATGGCCGCGAACACTTCGCGCTTCTTGGGATAGTCGATGACAAAGCACTTCGACGGTTGCGCCTGGTAGCGGCCAGTCAGCAGGTCGTCGCATAGTTCCTCGAGGTTCTGGCGCAGGTCTCGCTCAAACTTCACCACATACGCCATCTTATGTTTGTGGCTGGCTGCATCGTAGTAGGCAATATATAAATCAAACAGCAGCTGCTCGCGTGTCAGGCGATAGCCGCTGTCGTTGCTAAGTA